TCACAGGACCTCCTGATTAGAATAGCTGCAATTCATCCGTCTCGCTCATCTCGATCATCTGCTGACTGCCTTTCCACTTGAGTATTCGTGCGGTTGCTTTCTTTTTTGCATTTCTACATTGTTGACAGCCTGCCGCAGGCACGAGCACAATCGTCTCGCAGTGCTCACAGACGTAATCTGTCTCGGTGCTGCCGTCCCAATAGTTGAGGGTGCGCTGTCTCATGGGCTAGCCCTCCTCTAATTCGGCCACATAATGCTGGTGCGCCGTATGGTCGGCATCAAAGAACGATTCGTTTTTTAGATCGCAGTAATGGCGAATGTCTGCAAGTAGGTCGATGAGATCACCAAACTCTACCGGCTCATCGATCTTCAACTGTGAGTATTTGTAATGGGCGAGCGTGGAAGCTACGCGCTGCGCTCGCGCCTTGTTTCGTTTCTTCATTGTTGGCATATAAACCTCCCGGTTAACTGAATGATGAACTCAGACGCGCCGTCTGTCAAGTGCTATCAGCGTGTCGTGCATACCACGTAACGTGCATATCGCGTGCCGAGAAAAAAGTCGTGTAACCTGTTGACTTCGTTACCATGTCACATTATCGGACGTTCAGAAGTGGACGAATTCATAGGGGAAATGACACATTTGTTGAAAATATACCACGGAGAAAGTTTGCGCTTGACACATCGTTCAATCTGCGTATACTTCGCGCTCATGCAGTCGGGATCTTTAGATCACATATTCATTGTTCATTCGCCGCGTTTTCTTGACCAGATTGTCGCGGCGACAGGCACGAGGCCTTCGCACTGTCTCCCGGCTGCGGCGTGGGCCTCGCTGTTTGTGAATGGAACCAAATGACAGAAGTAGAGTTCAATGCCGGTTGGCGCTTACTGCTGCTCCAGCCGTGGGCGTATCGGTATAAAGCAATCAACGAATTCGGCGAGCTGTCTTCTGACGCGCACGAGCAACGGCTGTTTTACTTCGAGCAACTGAAAGCGTGCGACGGCAAAGCGTGGCTGCGGATCGCCAAGGAATACGCCAAAGGCAAAGAGTGGCCCGCGCTCGATACGTTAAAACGCTCGCTGTCGTCGGTCGTGTCGCGCTCCACAGAGTCACTCGATCCGACCGGTGGTCCGTTGTTATCCTTGGATGAGTTTGGGCGCGATTTATACGACGCGATTCGGCTCCAATCGGGCCAGGTCCAACAAGAAAAGAACGCGGTCATTTACGAAAAACAAGGCCTGGTGAAGATGGCGAAGAATGCACGTGACGCCGCAAGCGCGTTACGGGATCAACTCACAGAGATATTCCAGCGTAATACGGTAGCTCCTGATGACTTGCGGAGAGTGCTTATGATCGGATCGGAGAAGGTTGATGCCTGAATGGTTCTTGTGTTTTCTCGTAGTGAATGGACTCGTTCCGCCTGAGCGGTTCAAGGCGTTGTCGTTCCACGATCTCGGTCATTTCTGTGAACTCTTGTGGTCTCAATGGGAAGATGGAAATGTGGATCTTCGGGCTGTTCCTCCGGTTCTCCTGTCTTTCTTTTCACCCCTCGTGAAAGATCCTTCTCTGTGTGTGTATTTACCGTTAAAAGGGGTCAGTGATGCACTGATGGATGGATCGTCTCATGCCTAAGCTGCCTTGGTGGCCGTTCTACGGTCGAGATTTCTTTAATGATCCGAAAGTCCTTGTGATGTCGTGGGCGCAGCGCGGGATGTACCTCAAGCTCCTCGATATTCAGTGGATCGAAGGCTACATCACGGCGGATGTAGCGTTGAGTTGTGTTTCCGCTTCTGGAAGAAAACGTTCGTTTGAAATGCAAGAAATGAAAGCGGTAGTCTACCATTGCTTCACGTCTGACCCGCTCAATCCTACCCATCTTCTCAACGCACGAATGGACCGTATCAGAGCGGAACAATTAGAGAAAGAGGCCCAGAGACATGCGCGTGCTGTCCGAGGAGGCCAAGCAGCTCAAGCTCAGCGTAAGGTCAGCTCATGCTCAACACAAGGTCAGCAAGTGCTCAGCCACTCAGAATCAGAACCCTCCGAAGACTCCGGGTTAGACGCAGAAGCAACTCTTCCGAATGGTTTCTCTTCAGCTCAAGCTCGGACGGAACCCCGGAAACATCGACCGCAAAGCGCTCTCGATGTGCTCGACTCCACTCCTATCATGCCAAGAGGGAAACAGCCTGACTAACTCCTGTGTGTTGAAATGGATACACTGTGGCAGAATGCATCAGTGACGCAATATCGGCACCTAGGAGAGCATGATGACAAATTTAGTCGCCTTTAACTGTCTTGAACCAGAGTTGGCTGCATTAGCGACGGCACGCTTTTATCAGCTCCAGGCGATTCGACCATTCACAGGTCGCCATCGTGGGCAGCGGATTGGGGGATTGATTCATGCCTACTCGCTTGGGTGGGTGGGGAATCGACAGCATGGGTTACGAATGCTCGCGTTGAGAGCACGCGCGGGCCGGCGGAAGCCGGGGAAGGTGGATTATGGAAAGCCTTATCCTGTTCCTCGTAAGTCTCAGTCTCCTCGGGCACAGTTTCGTGTTGTACGGCCTGTGGCGGCTGTGGAAGCAGACGAGTATCCCTGTTAACCCACCGACCGTGTATCAGTCGGCGGAGGGGACGGGGGACGAACCAGAGAGTTGGTTTGTGTCGGACGCCGAACAAGCGTTACGGGAGCAAGAGCTCATTCGGCAATCGCAACAGCGCGAGCAACGAGCACAATGGCCCCACAAGACACGATAACAGACAAGACGAACGAGACAGCGTACCAGCCACCGATCGTGCCTCTTGCGGGCAGGCAGAGGCCTTCTCGTGGCCGTGGGGAGTCGATCAGTCAGCGGATGGCGCGCCATGTGTCGGCGCATCTCGCGGTGGGGGGAACCCTCGACGCTCCAGAATTGTGGCAAGCCCTCGGGGGCACCCTCGCCGCATATTTTGGGGAGTCTTCCGCACGAACTTTTTCGAAATCCGAGGAAAAAAGTATGGACCAATTTTTCGGCACGCTGAAAAAATTGGTGGAAGTGAGCTTGAGTAGTCAGCGAGTGGCGTTGAAGTCAGGGGGTGGGTCGGGCGCGGCGGGACGGCTCACGGAGTTTCGGAAGCTGATTGCGCAAGCGGAGACGGAATGAACGCGCCGGGTTTGCGCGTCGAGCCGCGCGACCAGTTTGGCGCGATAGCCCACTGCAGGTGTACGGCCTGTCGGCGACTGCGCCCGCAGGGCAACGTGGCTGAGTGGCAGGGTCCTCGTCGGTCGGTGTCGTTGCATCCGTTGGTGCAGTTGGATCAGCAGTTACGGGAGGAAGGACGCGAGCGTGAGGCATGAAACAGGCGTTGGGCACGAGCAATCCGACATGGGCGAAAACGCGACTGGGGGACGTGCGGTGTCTGAACTGTCGGTGGCGCGGGCGGTTTGACGCGTTGTTGGCGGAAGCGGATTCGCGCTGGCTCTATTGCCCCGTGTGCACGAGTTCCCGATGGACCTATGAGACGCCCGGAGGAGCGGCGAGCCGATGATTCTCGGGATTGATGTGGGACTCACGGGAGCGGTAGCGGTATTCAGCGATGAGGGCACGCCGATCGAGGTGTACGATGTGCCGACGATGGCGAACGGCAAGAACGCCAGGAGGGTGAAGTGGCAAGTAAATGCGGGCGCGTTGTCACACGGGTTGTGGGACCGGCTCATGCGGGAGTACAACACGCCGAAGGAGACGACGGCGTATGTCGAGCAGCAAGCGCCGATGCCGGCGCAAGGCGTGAGTTCCGTCTTTTCGTTGGGCCACTCACTGGGCACGGTGCAAGCGGTCTTGGCGGCGATCGGCATTCCGTTTCTCATGGTGCAACCGCAGGAGTGGAAGAAGCATTTTAAATTGCAACATACGGACAAAGACGCGAGCCGCACCCTCGCCATTCGGCTCTTTCCGACGATGGAGTTGCACTTAAAGAAACATCACAATCGCGCCGAAGCCTTGTTGATTGGCTCTTACGGCGTGGCGCGTGAACGAGGAGGGGTACATGTTACCGATGACGTTGACGAAGTATGAGAGCGTGGCGATGCAACCGGCCAGACGGACGGAGTTGCTGGAGGAGTTGGCGCGGACGCTGGAAGACCGCAACCGCCTGAAACGGCATAACGACGACATCGCGAAGAAGGCGAAGGAGATCCTCAAGGCGCGAGAGTCGCGCATCACGGAGCTGACGGATCAACTCACGCTGGGGACGGAATCGGTGGGACGTGATTGTACAGTAGAATACAACTTACTCACAAATACGACTGTGCTCAAAGACGCGAAGACCCACGAGCTGATCGAGGAGCGGGCGATGACGGCGATTGAGCGGCAGGAGTTTGCGGACAGCCGCGATGATCAACCGAGTTTCGGGAATGGCAGCCGGCGAAAGCATTCATGAGCGTCTATCCCTTGCCTAACGGCAGTCAGGTCTGGTTCCACGACGCCGATGTGTACAGCCTCATGCTGATGGGGGACAAAGGAGGTGGCGAGCCGACGATGCTGCATGTGTGGCTGCGCGGCAGTCGAGCGGAAATCACGTTGTACGATCGGACGACATTTCTGCCACTGTGGGAGCGGGTCACACGATGAAGCCGTACCTCACCGACACGCGCTGCTACGCGATGTTCGTTGACGAACATTCACGAGCTGGAGTGAGTTTTCACTGCGGATGGCCTGGTGCGTGCGTCTGTCCTAATGGCGGGATGTACTGCGTGATCCATGCGATCGAGTTCTTTTGCGCCATCCGCGCCGGGAAATTTGGATGAGTATTTATATGCCGTGGCTGCCATACGCAACGAAACCGCTCGTCGTCCAGGTCGTGCAATGGGACGTGCGACGGGGCGCGGAAGGCGTGGAGCGGCATCCGCAGATTCCCGGCTGGGGCGTGCTGCGGAGCGAAGATGCGAAGTGTGAATATCTCGTGCGGCCTGGCGATTTCATTCTCGACCATCCGCAAGCGTACCCGATCATTCTGCCGCCCGAATGGGTGCCGCTGTTGCTCACGAGGAAAGTATGACGTGCGATCATTGTGGTAATATCGTATGGCATTCATATTATCCCGACGTTCATCCGAGGGCGTTCAAGATTTTTGGGCCGAATGCCCACGTGTGTTCCCTGTGTGGCGCGGTGCGATATCCGAAGGAGTTGGAGACGCAGCATGAAACCCATCCAGGTCCCATTGCCTGAGCCTGTGTTTCGGTGGATCTGCGCCCGGTTCACGCCGGCGACCAAGTGTTTGACGGTGGAACTTGATGGGCGCGTGTACAAACTCCATGCGAGTCGAAAATGAGCCTCACGAATTTCGTCCTGGGTATGACGAAGAAACGCTCCTGTCGGCATTCCAACACGATTCAGATTCAGAATTTCGTGAAGCGGGTACTCGCACCACCCATTCAGATGCTCACACCGGATGACTACCGCAAACTCTCTGCCGAGTACGCGCTGAAATTATCACTTGACAGAGAATTGCCGCTTGCTGTAGTCTGCGCGTCCATGGGCAATAACAATCCGACCAAACCATTTGAGCGGCCCCCGAAATTCAACAACCCGATGCTCCGTTCGCCCTTGGGTCGGCACGTCGATCGCCAGGACATCGATGATCCGCAACCCCGCAATCAGCAATCTACGAACGATAATTCCAATCCAGATAAATATCGCGAGGAGACGTAATGCCTGCCAAGCTCGAACGTTGCGTAAAAGACGTGAAGCGTAAAGGCAGCAAAGTGAATCCATACGCGGTCTGCAACGCATCCATCAATCGCAAGAAAAAATCGAAAAAACGATGACGATTTACTTGACGAGCCAGCATCGCGAATCTCTCTACCGCTTGAATCCCTCTGATCCTGTTGCCGCTTTTGTCAGCATGGCCGACGCCGTAGCGCTTGCGCAGCTCAAGAAACGTCCCGCGCACGATACGCGAGAAGAAATCGTGGTAACGGAGGATCCGAAACTCCTCGATAAATGGTTCGAGTTTGACCCCAAGCCAAGCAAGGACGCGCGGTGATGACGGTCTATGTCACGAGCCAGCAACGGCAATCCTTGTATCAGTCGAATCCATCAGATCCATTTGCCTGTTTTTGCGTCCAGCTCAATAGCTCCTCCAAGGCAACACTCACAAGTCGCCCAGGTTACGATACACGCGAAGAAATCATCACTACTGATGATCCTGTGTTGCTTGGTTACCGCTTTGCCTTTGATCCGGCTCCCGTCGAAGTAATCCCGGATGCACCGTAGCGACCTCTATCTCAACTTCATTCAATCGCTCACGATCCGCACCAGGGATCGCCAACGAAAAAAACTCCTCCTCAACAACACCCAACGTAAAGCCTGGAAGCTGATTGCGGATCGACTTGATCGTCGTGAACGCCTGTGGTTCGTGATTTTGAAGGCCAGACGCGAAGGGATCTCCACGTTGATCGAAGCCTTGATGGTGGCGAAGTGCGCCTTCGAGGATTTGGTGCATTGCAATATCACGGCACACGAACGGCCCGCCACGAAACGCATTTGGGAGATGGCGGAACTCATGATCAAAACCTCGCCGCTCTGCGACTTCTACGGCAAACTCGGCACCAAATTGTCCCTAGGAAACAGCTGGATTGATATTTCTACTGCGGGGTCGTCCAATGCGAGCCGTTCATCAGACCTTACCTGCTTCCACGCTTCTGAAGTGGCTTTTTGGCCAACTCCAGATGCCTACATTTCGACGCTCCAAGCTCTACCGGATGATGAAGGTACCATCTGTGCCCTGGAAAGTACGGCGAATGGTAAAGTCGGCGACGGTGAACTTTTTTACGACGAGTGGCAGCGGGCAGAAAGTGGGGAGTCGAATTTCATTCCCCTATTTCTCTCCTGGTGGGAGCACGAAGAATATCGTATTCCTGGTGCGAAACTCGAAGCGCACGAAGACGCCGGCTTCGCCGAAGAAGAAGCGATGTTGAGGCGTGTGTTCTCCCTCGATGACGAACAACTTGCGTGGCGGCGCTGGTGTTTGAAGAATAAATGCTTGGGCGATGTGGACAAATTTTATCAGGAGTACCCAAGTACGGCGGAAGAGGCATTCGTGCAATCGGGCTTGCCGTTCTTTCGCTCGGCGCAGTTGATTCCGCTGCATCTGCATTTGAGAAAAGGCAAAAAGTATCGGATCGAGAAGACTGGCAAACTCATTGCTGACGAGAACGGGCCGCTGACGTTATGGAAGGTGCCGAAAGATGACGATCAATCATTTATCGTGGGAGCCGATTCGTCGATGGGACTCTCCCAACAATCTCGCTCGCGAAGCGCCGCGCAGATTTTATTGATGGACACAATGGAGCAGTGCGGCGAGTACGAAGCGGCGTCGGCGCCGCACGTCTTCGCGCAGCATTTGGTGGGAATGGCTCGCCTCTTCAATGATGCGCTGATTATTCCCGAAGTACAATCGAGCGGCGGCGGCGGCGGTCGCGAGTTAGTCGTGTTTATTTTGGAAATGGAGTACATGAACATCTACCGCTCGAAACAAGTCGATTCAGTCATGCAGCAGACGGGGCAGATTTACGGCTGGTCCACGAACGCGCAGACGCGGCCCCGCATGATCGCTCGAATTCGAGAAGTGATCGACGAACGCTCAGCGACGGTCCATTCGATCAAGCTGGTGAAGCAGCTCGGCGATTTCGGCGAGAACGAAGCTGGCCGATTGAAGGCGCTCGCGGGACGTGATGATCTCCTGTTTGCGTGGGGGATTGCGTTAATGGGACGATTCGAATACTATGCGGGTCAAATTCCGCAACCGGAAGAAGTACAACCGGACTGGAGTAACCTCGGCATAAAAAACTTGGCCGACATCGGCAAGGTGCTGGTGGCCCATCGGGAGAAAGTGACATCTGGCGAATCAGACGACAGCGAACCGGAAAGTTACCTCGAACTGTAGGAGGACGCATGGACGCGCCGCAGCCGAATCAACCGCCGCCACCGCGTGAACCCACAGCTCAACATTTCGTGATGTATCAGTATCCCAGCGGACAGACTGACATCCACATGCCCGTCGATCCGATCGTGGCGTTCAAACTCCTCGCCGTGGCCTGTCAATCGCTCTGCGATTTTCACGTGCAAGTCAGAAAGAAACAAATGGAAGACGAGCAGAAACCGAAAGTGGGGCCGTCCAAAATCATTGCGGTGGGCCATGGCTAAAATTCCTGTGTGCCGCTTCGAGGACTGCCCGAAAAAAGATTCGCTCGACAATCCGCTCGTCAACATCGAGGAATACGAAGAGGCGTGGCTGATGCGCTGTAGCTACTGTGGCCGACATCGGATCGTGACGAAGGATAAAGTTGGGGGGACCATGGGCGCTGGGCGTCGAGGCGATGGCACGGTGACGGCGATGGGACGAGGCGCATGAGCGAGATTCCCAACGAGGCTCCTCCTGGTGACGATGGCACGCAAGCCGGTCCTGAGGCCAAACTCGACCCTGATCTCGATACCTTTTTGAAATCCCGCCAAGCGGCTCATCGTTCGGCAATTCCCAACACGCTTCCGCCAAAAGAAGACAGCAGTTCACCTCTTCCAGGAGTTCGCGATGTTAAAATACAGCCCTCCAAAAATCCCTGTCACTGCGGAACCTGCAAAGGTGGTGTCCCCGGCAATCCCCTCGTCCACTGGTACTGCGACACCTGCGGAGCCGGCCCCTATCTCTTCAAGCAGCGACCCCCTTACCTCCGTGCTCAACTCCCTCCAGGCCCTCCTGACCCCAGACGACCCGGAGACCCAGGATTGCCGGGTGTCTGGCATGCGTGCGGTGAGGAGTGCGCTGAGCCTCAACGACGAGCGGCGGCTGCTCGCGAGCATTTTTCCCTCGCTCGATGGAAGAGTGTGGGAACGGAATCTGGAGCGGGCAGCGGGGCGCGGGGAAACGCTGACGCAACAGGTTGAAGAAGCGATTCAATTCTACTTTGATAATTACCTCGGCTATTCGTAAGGAGGCATCTATGAAAAAACTCTTTCTGCTCTTCGTCTGTTTACTCATCTTTCCCATCCTTGCCCACGCGGTCGCCACGCAAAAAGGCGGCAATCTCTTTCGGAATTATGCTGGCACAGGTTCCGATACAAGTCCTTCCTTCGATGTGGCTGGTTATCAAGTCGCCACCTTCTCAGTTTCAGGGACATTTTCCGCAACCCTCATTCCAGAAACCACCATCAACGGTGTCGATTGGTTCGGGCTCACCTGCTTTCAGCTCGATGGCACGACCCCCATCACGGCGTTTACGTTGGCGGGGAATTGGCGGTGCAATATCACGGGCAACACGAACGTCAGAGTCAGACGATCGAGTTATTCCTCTGGCACGTTCAACGTCGATGTGAACGTATCCGACCAAGGGACGCCGATTACCAAACAAGGGGGCGGTGGTGGGGGCGGCGGCGTATCGAGTGTGGACGCGACGAGTGGCGTCGAAACCATCACCGGCACGCCGATCAGTTCAAACGGCACTATTCGTGGTTCCGCATATGTCAACGACCAAAGCGGCACGACGTACACGCTCGACGTGAGCGATCGCGGGAAACTCGTGTCGTTCAGTAATTCGAGTCCCATCGCGGTGAGTGCCGTGGGCAATCTCAATGGCTGGTACACCGACATCGAAAATCGCGGGGTAAATACGGTGACGATCACGCCGACGGTCGGTCTCATCGATGGGATAGCGAGCCTCGCGGTGGGACCGAGTTCCGGCGTTCGCCTGTTCAGTAATGGCACCAACTATTTTACGATGCGGGGCGGTGGTTCTGGTGGTGCTCCCATCGATGCTGGTTTCCTTACTGATCGGGCGAACGGCGTACTCTCGAATGAAATCAACCTAGGCGCACTCACGACGGGCGCGTTGATCGGCACGGTCTCGGGAGGAATCTCAATCATTTCCGCGTTCGCGGGTGTCACCTGCACGAATCAGGTGCTCCGTATTCTGCCAGCGGCCCTGACGGGAGCGACCTGCGTTACAATCACGTCGGCCTTTGTGGATAGTTCGGTCGCTGTCACGGGTGCCTCGAACGCCTGGGCTTCCGGCGTGAAACAAACCTTTGCGCCGAATACAACGACGTCAGGATTCAACGTGGGGACGTTCGCCGGCGATCCGTCTACACCGGTTGACGGTGATGAGCATTACAACAGCTCGACGTTGGCCTTTCGCTTTCGTGAAAATGGAGCCTGGCGTGGATTAGGGATTGCAGCGGAAACCTTGGATCTCCAAGGCACTTTTGCGCTCGGAAAATCCATTACAGGTGCGAACTCACGAGCCAACGCCTTTCGAGTGGGCGATGGGGTCACGCCCATGTGTCACTGGACAGACGCAACGCTTGGACCCATGGCACGGGCCTGCACGGATGCGAATACGCTGACCATTATCGCCTCTACATTTATCTATAAAATCTGGGATGAAGCCGGCGCACTCTCGATGGAAGAAATCAAACCATCTGGAGCGAGCCCAGACCTCATGTGGCAGTATGTGAATGCCACCTATCGCCCGAAAGGAACGGTCTCGTGGAACGCCGACGCGATGCACACGGACGGAACCCAATGCGGCCAACCCACCGAGCGCATTCTCAATTCCGGTGCGCCAATGGCGACGATCATCTGCACGAACAACGCCTCGTCGTCGATCTATGGACAAGTGGAGATGCCGGATCGCTGGGACGGGGGGACCGTCACGTTCATGTGGACCGGCGTGCAAACGGCGGCAGACACCGCGATCATGAATAGCCATATCGCAGCGGCCTGTCGAGCGAGTGGCGACACGATCAACAATACCTGGGGCACCTCGCAGACGTTGAACATTGCCGCGGTTGGCGGCTCGAATAAAAAGGATCGCGTGACGAGTGCGGCCGTGACGCCGAACGGCACCTGTACCAATAACGGCACCCTGCTCGAATGGCGCTGGCAGCTTGATACGAGTACGACAACCGCTGTGGCGACATTACACAATCTCAGTGTGAAGATGGAATACGCCACGAAGAGTCGGAGCGATTAAATGCTACGAACTATTCTCACAATACTGCTTTGGTTGTTTACTCTGCCAGCCTTGGCGGATGTGACCTTTGATAATGGGACACAGGATAGCGTCCATACCGCATCCTCTTTTAGTTTTAACCATACGACGGGGAGCGGAAACAATCGCTTATTGACCGTCCTCATTGCGGTGAATGGAACTGATGTTACTTCCGTTACGTATAACTCTGTTGGATTAACTCTCAAAACACGGTCGAATAGTTTGGGGAAACATGCCGAGGAATGGTATCTCGTGAATCCGGCGACCGGATCTAATAGTGTCGCCGTGGTACTTGGCGCGTCCCAGGAAGTCATGGCGCGTGCCGTTTCATTCGCTGGCGTTGACCAAAGTAACCCTTTAGGGACTTCACAGGTGGCGTCCAATAGTTCTGGCACATCCACGTCCGTCACGATTAGTGCCACATCGAACGGCCAGTGTATTGATACACTTACGCTTGATCAGACCACTTCTGCGGAGACGGCAAATACTGGCCAGGTGAATACTTCAATTCTGAACACCGGCAGCAATCTGCACACCGCATCCTCCACGGAGCCAGGCTCTACCTGTGCGACCCAGGGCTGGAGTTGGACGACCAGTTCGCTGAATGTTTACATTGCGACTCCCATCAATGCCGCAGCAGGGAGAGTAGGGAATCCGATTATCTTTCAATAAAGGAGCCTGCATGAAAACCTTCGCCCTCAGCGTGCTCTTCCTCCTCGTCACAAGCCCTCTGTGGGCTGCGAATGTCTACTGGGCCTCCTCCGCCGGTAGTAACACGCCAACCTGTTCCGCCATTAAAAGCACGGGGACAGCGGACGCGCCGGGGACTGACCCTGGCAGCTACGGGACCATTGGTGCCGCAGCAAATTGTGCCACGGTGGGAGGCGATGTGGTTAATATTAAAGCGGGGACCTATACGAATAGTAACAATCGGATTAAAACCGACGCCGAAACGACAGGCTTCGCCAGCGGGACAAGTCTTTCGGTGCAGACCTATCTTCAAGGCAATCCTGGCTCACGCCCTCTTATTAGCTTTCCGAATTTTTACCAAACCTATGACACGACTGCCGGTCGTCGGAATTATATCACGATTCGCAATCTGACGATTGATGGGACAGGCGGCAGCGATGCGGGCGGAGCCGAAATCTTTATGAACGGAGCGTATGTCACGGTGGACAATGTCGAAGTCAAAAATAGTTATGCTGTCGCAGTGGCAGCTATTACAGGCGGGACGCTTGGATTGTCCACGACGAGTCATCATCATACGATACGGAACAGTAATATCCACGGCGCAGGAGGAGGCGAAGGCGCGCCAGGACAAGGCAACGCCTATTGTTTTTACTTCACAACATCTGACGCACTCATTGAGAATAATGAGTGTCATGGGAATAAAGGATCAGGAGGACAAATCTATGCTGATCAGTGGGCCGTCCCCAACGGCACTCTGCGCTACAATTATTTCCACGATATGATCCTAGCAACCAGAGTGGGCCAGGAGGGGCGCTGTACCGGGATGGCGTTCAATGGACCAAACACCCAGATTTACAATAATATCTTCGATGGGACGAGTTGCACGACTTTAGGAGCAACAAATAGTTATGGCATCGCCGGAGGCTATCAGACGACGAACAAACTCCTTGTCTATAACAACGTCATTGTCAATTGGCGTGGCTACGGCATCACCTACGGGATTTTTGCGAAGACGCTCAATAATGAGTTCACGAACAATATTATCCTCGGCAACGCCTCTGGCGCCTATGCGAACGAAAGTGCGAACAGCTCAACCGTTACAACGACGACGAATAAAACGACGGGCCTGGTCACGGATTGCACCGTCTCGACCACGAATTTCGTTCAGAAAGGCGGGTCTGCATGCTTGAATGCGGGTACCGCGATTTCCGGGCATTCCTATAACGATTCTGCGCCTGATATCGGCGCGTTCGAGAAAATGATCCTGACAACATGCTCGGTGGAGAACGGCGATGCGGGCACCTTACGGATCAGCCTGAGTAATAATGCCTTCCCTCCGCTCCAACCGGTATCGGGGATCACTGGCTTTACGGCGAGGAAAGCGGGCGTCAATGATCCCATCACGGCTGCGGTACGAACGGGGACGAACCGAATAGATTTGACCTTGACAAACGCGATTGTCAATGGCGACACGATCGATTTTTCTTCAAGCGGTTCCGGGAATGTGACGGACAGTATCCTCATCGCCAATTCGCTAAATCAGCCATTTAATTCGGTGTTGACGAACCAAACGTGCATAAATAACGTGGGCGGTGCGGATACGTCCGTCAAGACGCAAACCGTCTTTCGTTGGAACGGCCTACGGGGCACCGAAGCCGCGCCGGTTGCCACCCCTTACGCAGGTGCCCCCGAGAACACGAACATTTTGATTGTGCCGGGCGGCAAAGCCCGGTTGCGGGTGGGTATTTCCTGTACCGTTGCCGACTGTCCACCGCTCGCATTCATTCCGCGCTACAGTCGAAACGGTGGGTCGTACACGGTGGTTCCTGATGTCTTTTCGACCGACAATATCGGCATGTGCGGAACCTCACCGGACGTCGATATCCCGAGTTCTGGAACGGCCACGACGCAACAACTCTCTGGATCTGGCACGTTTAAGACTGGGGCGCTGATTCGCACGAGCAATGCCGTGCCGTCCGTGGACATGGTGCTCAATGGGCGAACCGAACTCGAATACTGCATCGCGATCGATAGTGATACGGCGTCGGGCGACACGTTTGATTTTCGAGCGTATCTCCAGGACGGTACGCCGATTACGTACAACGTGACGCCGCGAGCGACGGTGATTGGGACGCAAGCGAACTTCGGGTTCTGATGCTGAGAGGGTGCGGTGATGGCGTGGTCTCGCCATTGTCCCCGCTGTCGGAAGTTGCTGACGAAGGAATGGCCTGATGAAGATTGGCTCTGTGCCTGGTGTGGATGGAGTGGGGCGGATGATGTGAGCGAGCGAGGCGATGACCGGCGATACGATGAATCTGCATCCTGATCTCTTTGCGATTCTGTTACAGTTGGAGCGACGCATGGGGTTTGACTTAACGATCAATTCTGGCTATCGCACTCCTGAACACAATGAAGCGGTCGGCGGTGTGAAAGATAGCGAGCATATGGACGACCCCGCTCGTGCGGCTGATGTGTTCTGTCGGCGCTCCGTGACGCGCTACCAGATGCTCAAGGAGCTGTTCGCGATGGGTGTTCGACGCATTGGCATCGGGCCGACGTTCATTCATGTGGGGATTTCGACTGATCTGCCGCTCGATGTAGCCTGGGATTATTACCAAAATGAAACGAGTCAGACGTAAACATTCAGATCGTCTCCTCGCTCCTGGGCGTGCCAGCAATTGGGAGATGCAAGGTCTACGAGCCGGGGGCTACTGGCGTGACACGCGCTGGACCTATCCGTGGCGATCGTTGAGTGATCCGTTCCATCCGCGCACGAAACAAGAATGGGAAGAACGCCGTGATCGATCAAGCGACTGAACGCGCCCATCCCAAAGATTCTGCGCCTCCTATCGAACGCTCGCTGATTCGTGATGGCGAACAAAAACTGTGCGATTGGGGGGAAGCGTTGCTCGAAGAAGCGTCGAAGGCCAAAAAGGAATTGGCGCACGATGATCAGTGGGACGACGTAGAAAACAACTTCTGGGGCGAACAGTGGCCAACCTCGACACCGACGTTTAAGCCGCCGATTGTCGTAAACGAAATGCAGAAGTTAGTCTTTGAAGAAGTGAGCGACTTGACAGATACGAAAGTCGGCGTCTTCATTCATAAGGATGCCGCCGATCCTGAACGGGATGAAGAAATCGAGAAATCATTTCAGGCATTGTGGCAGCGCGAATTCGTCGATTATCAACTCATGCTCGCTCTCGTCAATGCGAGTGTCAAACCGTGCGGATTCATGGGCTGTTTCTGGGAGCCCACGAAGTATCACGGCCAAGGTGAAGTCGTCATTGTGTCGTTGAATCCGAAGCATGTTCATCCTGATCCTGACGCCGAAGATGATGAACGCTGGCGCTACGTGATCTACGAAGATCCGTTGGATCTCGTCTTGATTCGCAGTACCTGGGTCGATCAAGGTTGGCGCGTGAAACCGGAAGCGAACTTGTCCACGATGCTCGATGCCGGGAGCAGCACGAAGTCGAGTGGCCGATTTAAGGGACCATTGTATGCGCCTGGTTCGGGCTTGATTGCCGAAGGCTATGCGAAAGCGCGGGCGGTCGTGAAGACACTCTTCATCTATGATGACGAACTGGAAGAGACGGTCGATACGTTTACGGGACCAGATGGCGAAGAACAGGCTCGCGTCTATGTCGTCCAGAAATATCCGAATGGACGGATGTTGCAATGGTGCAACAACGTCGTGCTGTTCGATGGCCCGAATCCCTATTACGGCCGGTTCCCGATCATTCGCGTCACGCTCGTCCTTTCCCCTGGTTATTTCTGGCCTCCCCAGAGTCCGGTCCAAGGCGTCGTCGAACTCCAAAAAGCCTCGAACAAGATGGAAAGCCAAACCGTCGAGAACGCGATCCGCTTGAATAATGGCACCGTCATTGCTGACGCGAACAGCGGGATCAATCCCTCGAACTATGCGCGGATTCCCGGCCAGCCGATTTTGACGAAGCAAGGCACGAAGGCGACGATTGTGTATCCACCACCGATGCCGCCGGATATGGTGAATGCGGGTGAACGGATGCGCGGCATTCTCCGCTCGCAGATGGGATTTACGCCGAGTCGAATCGGTACAGGGCAGCGTGGCAATGTTTCGGCGGAACTGAACGAGACTGAGATTTCGCAAGCGATGAGTTTATCTCGGCTGCGAGGTCGGCTATTGCATATGGCGGTACAAAAGCTCGCGCAAATGATTCTGGAGCGCATGGTGCAGTTCTATACGACGGTTCGCCGGATGCCGTACATCGCGGGAAGCAGGTGGGAGAAGGTGACGTGGAATCCCGTCGATCACAACGCCATGTATAAAGCCCTCGTCGATCCCGCGTCGTTCCAGGTCAAGAGCAAGGTGATGATGCAACGGTTATATTTGGCGCTGGCGAAGTTGGGCAAAATTTCCTCACAGGATTTGCTAGAAATGCTCGAATTGCCGAACGCCGAACAGATGGCGCAACGGTTGAATCAGGAACTCGAACTGGCAGCAGAAGCCAATAAGAAGAAGTCATGAGCGAACGAGTCAGCATCGGCTCGCGCAAGGCGAGCGGCGCGTGGGTGACGGTGATCGGCTTCGTCGCGGATCGCCGGGTGATGGCGGACATTCCTCGGCACTCGCTGGAGGGTAAATCGGACGCCGAATGCGACGAGACGATGAAGCGACATCTGCTTCAGGTTTATCGCTACCAGAAGGAGTTTCCTGGTGGAGAACGAGTTCTTCAGTCTGGACATTAACGGGGTGCAGGTGCCGTTGCCGGTGCTGGCGATTATGGCCGTGTCGTCGTTCATCACACGGGAACAGACGGGGCAGTTGACATTTCATTTTACGAAGGGTACGCTACGGCAAATTCAGCGGAATGAGTTTGAGACTGTAGTTTAGGCAACTCGGGACATCCGCATCCACGGACCCCGATTTTCCTCTCCAGGAAGGTCGGGGTTTTTTATTGGAAGGAGGACGGTATGAAAGATTCTCGCCCAGAAGATAACGGCAAAGGCGGTTCCTTGAAAGGACCGATGAGTACGAGCGGCGAAAGCCAGGGCAAAGTGACGACTTCGGATATGAAGTCGGTGCCTGATCCGTTGGGTCTGACGAAGCAACTCAAGGATAAGGACTAATGCAGCCGACGATTCCGATGGCGGGGACGGCGATGCCAGGAATGGGCCAACCGCCAATCGGTCCTGATCCCCAGGCGATGGAAGCGATGGCGATGTTGCAATCGCAGCCGTCTCCCCACATGGAAGATGAAACGCTGAACGAGGCGACCGATAAACTCGGGATCGCGTTGTCACGGATTCATCTTCGCAGTCCGCGTGCGGCGAAACATCTCGCCAAAGCAATCGAGGAGATCCAGTCGGCGCGGGACATGCTCCTCGATGACCAGTCCGGTCCCATGGCACCTCCTCCGAATCTCATGGGCAGCATGAATTTGGGGAATCAAGGTCCGACCTATGGGGCATAATCCACAACACATGACACCGAGGTTCGTGAGTCACACAATCTTGATGACCTGCCGTTGGCAGAGTCGAGATGACGTGTCGGCTGCGGATTCCTTGCGTAGTGAGGCGTGGCGATGAAACTCAGTGATATTTTACTGGACAAAAGCAAATATCCCGATGATTTCAAGATAAACGTTCACGGTGAGGATACGACAGTCGGCGAATTGCGGAAGGACGCGATGCCGCTGGGAGAGTTTACAAAAGTCACCCAGAAGCATTCGACCGAGAAGCAGGCCCTCGAAAAGCAAATCAAGGATACCAATGCTGCGTTAGCGCGAGCGATCGCTGACCGCCGGGGCGAACGGCCCCATACGGACAGCGAAGGCAACATCAGTGACGCCGATCTCAAGGAACTGGAGGGCGATCCCATCTTCGGTGGGATGGTCAACCGGGTCAAGAAATTGGAACGCTCGCTGACAGAAGCTGTGCAGCGCATCGGCCAGCATGAATTGGTGTTTACCGCCAATCAACATTTGGCCGTGATCGAACGGTTGAAGACCAAGAACAAGGATCTCAACACGGATCAGCTCTTGGAATTCGCGAAAAACCGGGGCATTGGCAATCTCGATGACGCCTATAACCTCATGACCAAGGACGATGCGGTGAAGGCCGCACGCGAGGAAGCGAGGCAGCAAGGCATTGAAGAGGGCAAGCGTCAAGCGCAAGTACCGGTCATTCCCTTCGGACACCGGAGTTCCAGTCGAGCGAAGGATCTGCCGAAGGATTTGAATGGGGCGGAAGAAGCCGCATTGTCGGACCCCGACGTGCTCAACGCCTATCATGGAGTCACGGGTTAACCTACAGGAGGGTAGCCCATGGCCGTAGGAAGTCAGCTCAGCCAGCCCCCTGTTGTCCTGATTAACAGCGCCAACGCCTTTACGCAAAAATACTTCGAGCCAATTTTGGCCGATTCGATCTTTGTGCCGTCACCGACCTGGTGGAGAATGACTCGCCTGGGACATAAAGTGACGGGGGGGGCGTTGGTCTGGCCGGTCGTGACAGCAGAGGAATTGACGGGGGGTGCCTATTTCGGCGCGCAGAATTTGGACACACAAGCGTCCGATTCGGCGCAGCCGGCACAACTCGAATGGAAGTTCTACTATCAAACCATCGCCATTCCGTACACGGATTGGCTGCTCAATCAAGGTCCACAGCAGGTGATCTCGCTCATCAAGGCGAAGGAAGAAATCGCGATGGCGAGTTTGCTGCAAAAACTCAGTCGAGCCCAGTACGGGACCGCGCCACAGAACTCCTCGATCGATCTGGATTCGATTCCAGCGGCGTTGGGGTCGTTGGCCGGCACCTATGCGGGCATCACGCTGGCGCAGGCGACGAACTGGGCCAGTAACGGCGGGGCCGGTCCAACGTCAGGGAGTGCCGTTAGTTTGGCGAACATGATGACGGATTACATGAGCGCCACGCAGGGCAACGAGGAACCGGATACGATCGTCACCACGCACAACGGGTGGGCGGCGTTCTGGAATCTATTGCAACCACTCCAGCGGTATACTCGTGATGACGAAACGACTCGCGCGGGATTTAAGAATCACTTGATGTTCAATAACGCCGTGGTTCTTCGAGACCGCTTCGTGCCAGCGGGTGAGATGGAAATGTTCACGTCGAAGTATGTCTACCCCGCATTCCATCGGGACGACTATTTCACGGTGGACCCCTTCGTGAAGCCGACGAATCAGCGGGTGATTGTGAGTCAAATCTTCATCACGCTGAATCTGAAGTTCATTTCATTGAGACAGCAAGCGCGGAGAACAGGAATCACAAATGCGTGAGATGTCAGACGATTATTTAGCCGGATTTTTTGATGGCGAAGGGCACGTATCTATCCTACGATCTCGTTGCGGAACTACCGCCAACGTGCGGTACTGGCTGCGCGTTGGCGTATCCAACACTGATCCGGTTGTAATAATGGAATTCAAGAAGAGGTTTGGCGGCTCTGTGCATTTGAGACCAAGTAGGTCCATTAAACATACACCGTGTTACGACTGGGTAGGACAGAATCGTACAGCGGAAAAGTGTCTTCTGATTCTATTTCCTCATCTCTTGGTCAAACAGCGAGATGCACAACTTGGTCTGGAATTCCAAAATGTGGTGAGACAAGGCAACTCTGGATCATGGGGACGCAAATTGTTAACGAATGAAGAACATCTAGAAAGAGATGCTGTACGATTAAAACTCATCGAGAAGCACGGGCTGGCTTCTCGCGCAGTTATTTAGGAGGTACAAATGGCACAGACATTGATTCGGCAGGCCGTCCAATTCGCCTGGCCGGTCGTGATGAATCCGATTTCAACGAACCTGTTCGCCGATCAAACCGTGACAACCACAGTGACAGTCGGCGGCTTGGGCGACTTCAAAGGGTTGCCCTGTTACAATTTCCGAGCGACCGTGAATCTCAAGACGTTCACGGTGGGCACGACACACACGGCGTTCGCGATTGAAGTGGCGGATAACTCGGCCATGTCCACGAACCTGCGGCGAGCGTCCCATGTGGTTGTGCCACTGGCGGCGGGACCGTGGTCGTGGGTGATGTGGGGCGTGTCGCCTGACGCCAGCAAACTATTCGGGCGCATCTTCGTCGTGTACGGGACCTCGGCTTCGGGCACGTTCGATTGTTCCCTCGACGCCTGCTAACTGCTTCGACGGAGCCTGCTCCGGTGGGCTCCGTCAGAGAGGATCTATGAAGGATTTAATCCGTGCGCTCGCCCTCTTCTTCCTCATTGTCTTCGTTGGCGTGAGTTCTACCGCACTTGCCCAATCGAATACGTTCATGGCGACGAACATTGTTGGCGCAGGCACGACAACAGTGAAATCGGGGCTTGGCACATTACATAGCATCGTGATGAATTTGCCGATTGCGAGCGGGACTATTACGATTTACGACAATACGAGTGGATCGGGGACGAAAATCGGCACGGTGACGTTGCCTGCGGTTCTGCTGGGTCAAGGTCCGTATACGGCAATGTACGATATAACCTTTTCGACTGGATTGACGATTGTGACGACGGGAGCCTTACAGGACATTACGGTGAGTTGGCGCTAGAGGAGATCAGGATGAAACTGAAAAGTTGGTTGTGGATCTTCGCCTTGGTTGGTCTGTCAGTACAGTGGAACGTCTCGGCAGACGCCTGTCCGACACTGATGCAGGACGTGACGAACAGTGCATGCCGTTCGTCACTGTTGAGCGATACCTATACCTTCAGTGAGTTCACCACGAATACGACCACGACGCTGAAAACCGGGGGCGGGTATCTCCATACGATCGTGCCGGGCAAGGGCGGCTCGGCCTGGGTGATCGACTGTTGGAACAACACGGCGGCGAGCGGGGCCAAGATTCTCTCGATGACCATTCCCGCTGTGGTGACGAGTGTGGCCTACGACGTGGCATTTACGATCGGCCTCACCTGTACGACGAGTGGCACGACACCGGGTGATCTTACGGTGAGTTATCGCTAATGGATCTCGTCATTCTCGTACTCGTCTTGGCGTTGCTCGGATTTTTGATCTGGCTCATTACGACGAAGATTCCGATGGACCCGATCTTTCGGATTATCATTTACGTCGTGGTGGCCGTGGCACTGATCCTCTGGCTCGTGCGGCGATTCGGAGGGACGGTGCCGAACGTGCTCAATTGAAAGGCGACGGATGAATGGAGGAATCGTGCGAATGGGATCACAAAAAGTTGTTGGTCGATGTAGCTTCAGTCAAAGCTGAGATCATGGCGGTCAATCGTCTCATGACCGAAATCGATAAGCGGAACGGGGCGCAATTCCTTGCTCAAGAACGGGCTGTGACGGCAGCCCTCGCCGCCGCAGAGAAAGCCGTCTTGGTGGCGGAACGCAACGCGGAGAAATGGCGCGATAACGCGAATGAATGGCGTGGGGCGATGACAGATAAAGACCGAAATTTTGTGACGAAAGCTACCCTGTGGGGCTATGCGGTCGCGATGGTGGGCTTGATTCTCACGCTCATTCTGATCAGTGAGAAGATTCCACGCTAAGAAGGAGACAGCATGGACGTTCAAGAATTCCTAGAACGCTGCTCATTCGACGAACGCCAGGAGATCAATAAACTGGCCATCGATATCGCGCTTCTAACGGCAATAGAACACGTCAATTCTGTGGCGAACTTACAAAAGGAACTGGCTCATGGACTTCCTTAAAAAACTAGAGATGCTGAAATCGGTGGTGCAGGACAATCCGCCTGATGCACTCGCTATCCTGGAACTCATCACGAAGCTGGCAAATGATGTGCTGGAGATCAAAGAGCGGTTGGAGAAGTTAGAGAAGGAAGTCGGCTAACCATGTGGCTCCTGGCATTTCTCATCTGGCTGATTCCGGTCCTGAGTCAGGCCGAGGATTTGCCGAATGTCCAATGGCTCACTTGTTACGATGGTGATACCTGTTCGTTCAACGTGCTGTTGCCGCCCGTCTTCGGTGCGGCGATCGGGGTGCGATTCTCCGGGATCGATGCGCCGGAGATTGTGGGGAAGTGTGCGCAAGAAAAAGAGCTTGCCTTGGTGGCTCGTGATTTTCTCCAAAGCCAGATTAAGGCGGCCAAAAAGGTGATCTTGCAGAACGTATTCCGTGACAAGTATTTCAGAATCGAAGCGGTCGTGCTGGGGGATGACGTGAATCTGAATCAGCTCATGGTCCAGAAGGGCTATGCCGTGCTCTATACCGGCACGGGCCCACGGCACGATTGGTGCGGGCCATGACCAACGCGCGCGGAGAAATCACGGTGCTCATTGTGGTGATTATGCTCCTTGTTGGGAGCGTGATCTTTGTGCTGAATCAGTAACCCAAGGAGGGTCTATGCCCGGTGGAAGTTGGATTACAGGCACGATCGGCTATATCGCAATCATCGCCACCTGGCTCAATCAGATCTTCGTCGAGCAGGGCATTCCCAAAGACGGTAAAGGTTGGATCACTTTGATTGTAGGGAATCTGGCGGGTCTCGTGGGCATCTTTGCCAAGGATTACAATAAATCGAATGCGCCTGCGCCCCTTGCCGAAGCGGTCACGGTTCCTCCCAAGGTGGGCTAATGCCGATCTCTGAAGCGATTGCGGCGGTCGCCACGCTCTTGACGAAAGTGTTTGGGTTTGCGGTCGATCCTGAAGGCTTTAGTGCGATGAAAGTGGAGCACCAGATTGAAGTCATTCACGCAGGAGTGAAAATTGCGATTGCCAAACAAGACTACGCTGCTATTGACGTGCTGTTTGAGCAGTATCGTGAGCTGTGCAAAACCATCCGTCGTTAGAACAGGATCAATCACGTCGGCGGGGTGCCAGGAGGCCATTCTGGACGAGCATAACGACCTGATGGCGGAAAACATCCAACTGCGTGAAGCCTTGCGATTATGCCACGCCAAACCGTGACATCCCTGTCCATCATTGTTGCCGTTTTTCTCTTATCGGGCTGTGCATTATTCGATTTGCAGGGCGTCTGGTTTGGCTGTCCGAAAGGACAAGTGAAACGGGCCGCGAGCTATGGCATGTTCGGATGGATTGGCCATGAATATCGCCCTTCCTACTGTGAGGTGCCGAAGACTTTTTATTGTCAGCATCCATCCTACGAGGGCGCGTTGTGCTATTTCGATGAGCATATGAATACGGCAGAGTTACCAAAATGAAAGCCCTTATCGTAATCCTTTCGCTATTCGCTTCTTTGTTCGCCGTCGATGCGTTTGCCTGCCAGAAGTACGCGAACGTCGTCCAGGACATTAACGGGACGGCACTCGGGAATACGCTCATCACCATTCGTCCCACGGGGACGAGTAACAACGCGACGCTGTATACCGATGCGACTTGTCTGACGACGCGTTCCAATCCATTCACGAATAATGCAGATGGCTACTTCACGTTCTATGCGAAGAATGGACGTTACGACGCGATTTTCTCAAAGGCGGCGTATGGATTTGCGGCGGCGAATACGTCTGACATTCTTTTAGACGATCCGCAGAACACGCAGAAGATCGGCGACCCCGCCATGTTTGGGTACGTCGATAATGTCTTGACCTTACAAGCCTATGGCGACACAGGTTCCTCCCCTCCGACCGGCGTTCAACAGGCGAATCGGTTCATTGCCCAATCCAAGGGGGACAATACGACGTTTCGTGGACTGTCCACGGGCTATTTTGAGGCGCGAGATCGAACCGATGTCACAGGATCAAATAAAGGCGTCCTCTATGGTCTCTCGCTCTCGGTGGTCCCCATCGCCGCCAGAAATAATGTCCCCTTCGACGACGTGGATGGGCTTACCATTGAAAACACGACAGGGACGGCTGGAGCAAAAGCGACGGATGCGATCTACGTTGCGAACAACTTCAACATTTTTCCCGCGAGCAGTGAATGGTATTCGATCTTCACCTCTGACGCAAACGCCGATGTGGGCATTCAATTAGGGGGCAGGCTCGCGAATTTTGGCATTGATTTGACTCACGCGAACATCCCCTCGTCTAATGCTATTCGCCTCCAAAACCTCACCTATATTTATTCCCGGAACAACATCAACAGTGGTGACGTGCGGCTCATGGGCCTCGACGGGAATAACATCTTGCAGGTGGGGGAATCAAACGTCTCCGGGACGAAAGTTAATACCTGGTTCGGCACGACGGTTCCCACGAACCAAAGCGGTAGCACCTATACGGTGGGCTTCGGCGATAATTTTCTCACGTTCACGGGAAGCGGCTGCACAGTCACCCTGCCTGCGGCCAGCAGTTTTTCAGCACGCATACTCACCCTTCGGACTATCGTAGCCTTCACAGTTATTTCAGCTTCGTCGAATGTGGTGCCACTGGCCGGCGGCTCGGCGGGAACAGCGATTCTTGCGGCAACGGCTGGGAAATGGGCACAACTCGTCTCGGATGGCACGAATTGGCAGATCATGAGTGGGAACTGAGCGTATGAAACGACTTCTCTTGGTACTCGGTCTTCTCATTCTCCTCCCCTCACTAGCCGACGCCTGCCAAAAGTATTCCAACGTCGTGCAGGACGTGAACGGCACCGTCCTCGCCAACACCACGATCAGCGTGCGGCTCGCCGGGCAAAGTACGACGGCAACACTCTATAGCGATGCGAACTGCGCGACCGTGGCGAGTAATCCCTTCGTGAACGGGACAGACGGTTATTTTACCTTCTATGCGAAGAATGGCCGCTACGATATCACCTTCACGAAAACCGGCTACACGTTCACGGCGGGAAATACGTCTGACATCTACATTGGTGAACCGTTAGTGGGCGCGGGCCGGTTGAGCTATGTGAGTGCCACGCAGATTCAATTCTGTCCCTTCAACGGTAACGCCGTCTATATTCCGAACGGCACGACGCGCAGCTATAGCATTCCCTCGTCTTGCGTATTTGGGGCCAATACGAGTACCTTCATCGATGGGACCGGCAGTTCCAACCTTGCCTCGTCCACGACTTACTATGTGTATCTCTTCGACAACAGCGGGGTTTTGGCGATCGATTTCAGTACGACCGGGCATACAACCGATGCTGCTACGGGCGTCGAAGTGAAATCCAGCAACGCCAGTCGGACCTTGATCGGTTTGGTTCGCACCAATGGGTCCTCGCAGTTTGCGGAGTCCGCCAACAATCGTTTTGTGAACTCCTACTTTAACCGTCGTACACGTGGCGGCACGAACGCGTTTACCACGGATCGCACGACGACCTCGAACACATTTGTCGAAGTGAACAGCGAAATCCGTGTCGAGTTTGTGAGCTGGAGCGATGAAGCAGTGACGGCCTCGATCTCAGGAGCGTGCCTGATGTCGGCGACGAATGGGTCGTTTATCACGATTGGCTTCGATGGAGCAACGGCGGAAGACACCTATAGTGCCTGCAATGCGCAGACGGGACGCCAGGGCGTCCATGCGCTTATACACAAGATGGGCCTCAATGAAGGTTATCATTATGCCACACTGGTCGCGCGAGTCGCAGGAAGCACACTTACGATCACCGGCAGCGCGACACCGGGCGAACGGACGACAGTTCAAGTCGCAACAAGGGGGTGATGTTATGCCAGTGGTCAAAGTGAAGGGCGGTTACAAAATCAAGGGGCATTACAAGGGCAAGCCAAAGATGATCGGGCATCACGGAGGCAAACCGTTTACGAGTCGTGCGGCGGCGCAGCGGGTGAGCGATATTCGCGGCAGTTATAAATAGGAGTTGCCATGCCGGTTATTGGCGTCCCATCGGCAACATCTGGACTCACGTTGGCGGGGTCGCTCGTGACCCAGATCCGAGACTTGATTCCCGATCCCGTCTACGACCAAACGACGAATATCGCGTTGCCCGATGTGGACGGCAATTTCATTCGGGCACAGTCGCTCTATCGTTGGATCAACAACGCCACGAATTTGATCGCCCAAAAGTTGGGGTGGGTCATCGAGGATTGGAACGGATTCGCCGTCACGGCGAATCAACCCTTTTACGCACTCGATCCGTTGTGGCACAATATCAGCGACGCCTGGCTTGCCGGCTTCGTCATGAACCGTGCGCCGGAAGCGGCGACGATCTTCCCGTATCGCATTGCGAGCAATCGGTCGTATCTGTACGGCGTTCATAAACGGACCGACCATCTCGAAGTGTTCTTATTCGCACGCCCCAATGCGACCGATGCCGTGACAACCTTGACAAATACGATTGCGGGCGATGGTGTCGATCCGATCGTGGTCGGCAGCTCAACAGGATTCCTACCCTATGGACTCGTGAGGATCGAGGACGAATTGCTCGCGTATCAGACGCTCACGGGTGGTTTGGCGGTCGTGAGTCGTGGTCTCGGCAGCACGAAGGCGACTGGACATAATGCGGGCGCGACGGTGACGCATTGTAATGTTTGGATGAAAGGCTCGCGACTGCCCAAAGTCGTGACGGCTTCGACGGATCTGATCGAACTGCCGGCGGCGTTCATCCCGATCGTGCAAGAATACGTGCTCCAGCAAGTGAGGATTGCGGAACAGGAGTATCAATCAGCTGGGGTGCATGGGCAAAATTTCGATATGATGTTGAAGCACGCGGACAACGATCCCGTCTGGAAGCAGGATCTCTATAGTCAGCAAGGACTCTGGGACCAATACGGCACGCGGCGTGGACGGTGGTGGCCGGTGGTGATTCCATGATGTTGATTCCCGATACGCCGAAAACCTTAGATCAACTTCAAGTAGAGGCGGCGACCCGCTGGCAGCAAATCTCCGATGATCTGACGAATAAATTCGCGGCGCAAGCAGCGGTGCTGGCGAAGATGCCAGACGTGTTGGCGCGACCAGACGCCACCCAGAAGTGGACGCCGGACCCGATCAACATTGTGTGTCCCTGTGGTGGGATCGATTTCTTCGTGACGCGCTGGATCACCATCAACGGCGTGAAACATCGCTGGGAAGGCACCTGCGCGTCATGTAATCAACTGCGGACGTGGGACTGGCTTGAGGGAGTCTGGATCTAATGGCAAGCGAACTCCAAAGCGTGCCGATGCTCAACTTCTCGAAAGGCGAGAACACCGTCATCTCGCCCTATCTCGTCGGCTCCAATCAAGTCTTGCAGGCGGTGAACTTTCTTCTGGACGAACACGGCAGTTTGCGCGTGCGTGATGGCACGCTCATTCAAACTAGAGCCTCCGACATCAATCGCGGCATCATCAAACTCTACGATCTGGTCTTCGTGAGTGGCACCATCCAAAAGCTCGCGATTCAGAAAGGTTTCGCGGCGGGGAATACGTTGTTTGACCGTGGCACGATGCCGTGGACACAGCTTGGGACTTTCAGCACGTCTTATGATACCCCAGACATGCTGACATTCACGAATAAGGTCATCCTCTTTAACGGGTATGAATCTATTCGCTCATGGGATGGCACGACGTTTGCGGCGCTCACCGGCACGCCTCCTGATGGCGGCAAGCACGGCGCGGTCTATCTATCGGCATTGTGGGCTGGGAACACCAAGGCGACGACGACCAGCACGGAAGGGAAATCCTCGATTCGGCAAACCGACGTGAATAATCCGAACTCATGGCCTGCGGCGAACCAAGCCTTCATCTCGAAGGATGACGGGCAAGAGATTACCGGGATGGCCTTGTTTACGATTTCTGAAACTGGCGTGTCGCCGATCGCCGCGCTCGTCGTCTTTAAGGATTTCTCGGCGTATCAAGTGATCGGTTTATTCGGCTCATCGACCTTCGCCATTCAAAAGTTGAAATCAGATATGGGTTGTGTGGCTGGACGCACGGCGCAATTCTGCTCTGGTTTCGGGATCATCCGTTTGACGCATCGTGGCTTCGCGCTCTTCGATGGTACGTCGGATCTGTTGATCTCTGAAGAGGAACGGCCTCGGCTCTTTGGGCGCGACGATTACAGCGGCATCGATTGGTCGAACGTGGGATTGAGTTATGCCGCACAAGTGCAGAATCCGCCATTGTACATCTGCGTCTGTCCAGTCGCGGGGGTGGGACCGCCAGGGGCGCTCTCTCGGATGTTCGTCTATGATCTCGTGCGGAAGGCGTGGACGATCTGCACCTTTGCGAATTATTTTCAAACCGTCCAACTCATTCTGAATCCCAGTAGTTTGCCGATCGTGCTGGGCGGCGATATTGCGGGCAGCGGCCAAGTACGGCGGTTGTTCGTGGCCGATGCGGACGATGATGGGACGCCGATTCAATGGACGTTGAAGACGCGACCGGTATTCTCGAATAGTCCGCTCAGTCGCTCCTACTTTCGGCGGATGCTGCTCAAGGTGTTTAAGATGACGGCCCTCTCGCAAATCAATGTGCAATTCGTCTTTGGGCCATCTCAAGTGATTAACCGGAAGCAAGTCCCGATCAGCGCGGCGCTCGCACCGTTTTCTGGCTACGGCGTGGACGCCTATGGCGCGTCTGGCTATGGCTCCGAACCAGGCGTGCAGAATTTAACCGACGTGGATCTGAATTTCGATATCGGCGTGAAGGCGAACAACTGTCTCGCCGTAATTTCAGGACAGGGACCGGGAAGAATACGAGGCATCGAGTGGCATCTGAAAAAAATGGCGCTTACGCGCTCTACGTTGTCGGCGTAGCGATCCTGTTTAGTTTCTTATGGTTTTCGCCCGCGCACGCCATCTGCACCCCGCTTGGAAGCGTCACCTCACAACTCGGGCTTTGCAAGCCGCAAGCGGGCGAAGTCGGCTGGTCGTCGGCGGTCAATCAGAACTGGGATACCGTCGATGCGAATTTCGGCACGATTCCCAGTGGGTCAATTATGTTCTATGGGGGCGCTGCGCCTCCAAATGGCTGGTATCCGTGTGATGGCAGCGCCAAAAGTCGCACGGGTGATGCGAATTTGTTTGCGGTCTACGGCACGACCTATGGGGTCGGGGACGGCTCGACGACGTTTAAT